CGTCCATTTCTATTTTTTAAGTCTGATTGTAGAAAAACGCCTCTAATTTTATAATTCTTTTTACCGTTAGTTTCTTCAACTAGGTATTCTGCGTTTTGTATTTCTTCGGATATTAACTTCATTTATTCTCTCTCTTGTATATTTATAACTTTTTTTATCTAAACTCTACTAAAATCGTGTAATTATCCCCTACTACAAAGTCCCTTGTAGATAGTAAAACATCACCTGTAGGTGTAGTTGCATTGTTAATAATCTCATTACCAGCAGTTCTTAAATCCCAATAACCTTGACCATTTAATAACATTGCTGTTGCGTTTGTTTCACCACCCCATACTAACTCTACACTTGCGTTAGATTTTGTTGTATTAACAGACCACCATATTTTTGCAATCTTTCTACTGCCATCTTCAGTCATAAAAGTTGCACTTGAAGCGTCTATTTTTTTAACTAAAGATTCACCAGAACCATCTGATATGTTAGTCATTTTTGCAACATACTTAACTCCAGATGTGTCTGATAATACTTGTGTTGATACTATATCTGCCATTTCTATTTCCTATTGTGCGTCATAAAAAGTTTTAGAAAGTTCGCCTCGTTCTACCGTTTCGCCTTTCTTTCTAGTTCTTATGTAAACTTGAGTCGATCCACCACCTGGTTTAGTAAAAGTTCTAATACCACCAGAGATAGAAACATTACTGCCATCTGCTGAATCTTTGTAAGTATTAGAAATAGTAGCAGCATTATCATACTGCCAAATACTATTTGATCCTGGTACATCTACCCACGCCATTTTATTCTCCTACTTGTTCTTTTAATTCGTTATCAAAGTATTCTTCAATATCGTCTTTGTTGACATTATGAAATTCTGCAACTTTATTAATTGCATTTTCAAAGTTAAATAATAAATTACCATCACTCTTAACTAATTTCATTGTGTCGTTAATCGCCTCTTTTAAAACTGGCGACAAATCGTTATAAGATTTACTATTAAACGCCTGTTGCGTCTGTATTAGCTGGCTGACTTTCTGCATCCGATACCTCTGGTGTTTCTGGTTGTGTTTCTTGTGCATTTGCACCTGTAGGTTCAACTTGTCCATCTTGTGTAAAAGTACCTGTACCTGCGATCTCTGGTTTTGGATCACTATGAGGTTGTGCCTGGAACATATTTCCAGCAACATCTTGTCTTTTCACATCTAATTGATCCCCAACTTTTGCTCTTAAAGCGTCTTTAAAAGCATCGCCAGCACCGACCATATCGTTCTTTGCCATCTTATCTATAAATTGTTTTACTTCTTCGCTCATTTTTTCTCCTATATTAATTCATCATTACCTGTTGTTTGTACTTCAGGTGATGAAATTATGCCGTCATCAATTTCTTTTTTGATTTCAGCATCCATTTTCTTAATTTCTGATTCTGTTTGTTTTAATATGTTTCTTCTAACATAATTAACAGAAAAATATTTACCAACATAATCTCTTACTTCTCTTGCCAAGTTTAGTCTTTCTCTTAACATTTCAGTATTCTTTAATTCTGCAAAGTGACCGTCTTGTAAAAAGTCGTAGAAGATACTATCTCTAACCATTGGCCATTCTGTTTCAGAAATTACACCTTTGATTATTAATTGTGTTCTTAATAAATCATTAAACAATTCTGTAAATTTCTTTCTTAATCTACCTACAAATTTAGTAAATTTTAATTCATCTCTACTAATTTCAGATGATCTACCTAGATTGAAACCTTGACTTGCCTCTAATCTACTTACAGGTACGTTTAATGATCTATATAATTTTGCTCTAAAATATTCTATGTCTGCTATTTCACCTAAATTAGCACCACCTGGAAGTGTAGTAATATCTGTTCCTCTACCACCTTCTCTACTTGGTAACCAAAAGTCTTCAAGCATTGACATATAATTTCTGTCATCTCTTATTTCTCCTGTTGAAGCGTCATAAACAAGTTTGTTTCTATATCTTGCCATAACATCTCTTAAATAAGATTCTGCTTTTGCCTTAGGTAAATTACCTACATCAATCTTAAATATTCTTCTTTCAGGTGCTCTTGCGATTCTGTAAATCACAGCAGCGTCTTCAATCATTCTTAACTGATTGACAGGTTTAATTGCCTTATGTAAATAAGATAATATTAAACCATTCTTATTTTGATCTATCATTCCTGATGGACAAAATGCAATAGTGTCCACAGCAATTTTAATTCCTTGTATAGCAGCCGATCCTTGTATACCTCTTTCATTATATACAAAGTATTCTACCGTTTCGTCTGCAATATTAATGTTAGTAGGAGAAACCATACCTTCAGGTCTTCTCTTTCTAACTTCTCTAATCTTCTTAATCTTTCTAGGATCAAGGTACTTTAATTCTGTTATACCGTTCTTTGTGTTTTCAGCGTCAATAACCTTTTGGAAAAAGATTCTTCCATCAACATACCATCTTCTAAAGAGGTCGTGTCCTCTTGTGTTAAATTGTAATAGTCTTAATACTTCAGCAAATTCTTGTTCTATTTTTTGTTTAATAGCTGAAGAATATTCTAAACCATCAGTTACAACTTTTACAGATTGTCTATTTTCATTAGAAGTAATTGCCTCATTAACAATATCCTCAATTGCCATATCACATTCTGGATGTAAAGCAATTTCTCTATATCTTCTAATTAAGTCCTGCTCAGTTTTAGCAGTACCTTCCATATCAAGGTAACTACCAAAGAAACCACCAGCGGCAACTACCTGTGTGCCGTCTTCCGCTTGAGGTTGACTGAATTGTTGTTTTGGATCTGTTTGTGGTTTAACTCTAGTTATATTAAAACCAAATAACTCTGCCATAATTTATCCTTTGTTTCTCCTAATACTTATAATAGTTTTAAAAGGGCGCTTTTGACGGCGCCCTTTAAATTTATCTACTATGTAGTAGTGTTTGTTTCAAAATATTGATATTGGAAAGTTACACCAAATGTTTCAACTTCGTCATTCGTTGCAAAATTCAAATCAATAGCCGCTATATCCACAGGATAAGCGCCTCTTAAAGTATAAGATTTTAATGTATTACCGTTTCTGTCCAACTGGTCAACAAAAGCGTCAACTTGATAGTCAACAGGATTTGATAATCCTTCGTTGTCTGACATATTGTTGATACCATTTTGCCATCTTTCAAAAGCATTTCTTAACTTAAAGTTTGTATCGTTAAGAACCGTAATAGACCAATCTGCAAATGTTCTATCACCTGCAACTTTGATCTGTCTACCTCTAAAAGGAACATTAACATTACCTACCGTCATAGCAGGTATTGTTGTACTTGTACATAGAAACGCTAAGTCTTCTATTTCTCCACCAACTTGTGCGTAACCAGGAAAAGGCATAGTTACCTTAAACTGATTGGCTCTTGCGCCACCACCAGCAAGTTTAGCTTTGAAGTCATTTATGTTTGCCATTTTATTTTTTCTCCTCTACTAATTACCCAGCGACTTCTTCAAAAGAAACGCCAGTTCTGGTTGCGACAAAAGATAATGTGATAAAGTTGATACTTCTTGCAGGTTTTACAAAAATTTCTGCAACAAATTCATTTCTATCAATTACTTCGCCTGTGTTGTTAGTTTCATCACACACTACTAAAAAGTCTGTGATACCACGTCTACCTTGTACTTCTCTTAAAAAAGGTTCTACAATGTTTCTAAAGTTCGCTCTTGTAAATTCGTCATTAAATTCAAAGAGTTGGAATTTAGAAGCAGTTGATACTGCCTTCTCTAAAGTGATGAACAATCGTCTAACATTGATTCTATCAAATGCACTCGGTGATGATAAACCAGTTTTATCTCCAAACAAGATTGTTCCTTGTCCTGAGAAAGTTGCAACTGGATTTACTCTACTTGTGTAAAGATCATCTCTTTGTGATTTTGTAGGATTATATGCTAATTTAGCAGCGCCTCTAATCACACCTCGGTTTAATCCTGCAGGTGAGAACCAAGAATCCGCTAATATGTCTGTTCTAGCAGCCAATCCAGCAATGTCTCCGTTTAATGGTACATATCTGTACACATCATTGTATCTATCGTAGCAATATTTGTAACCACTATCAAATACAACATAAGAAGATGATCTAATTCCATCAAAGAAACTAGTTACATTACTTGTTTGTGTATTTGAGTTTGATACATTAACCACATCACTTCTTTGCGGTGAAGCGAATACAACTACGTCTTTTCTATTTTCTGCAATTGTAATCATACTTTCAACGTGTGAAGCAGAACCACTTGGTCCAGCGATTAATAATCCTACATCTACCGTGTCGGCGTCATTAAACTTCTCGTAAGCAGTTTTTAATTGACCGTCAGTAGCAGCAGAACCATCTACTCCGCCAGATAATGATTCACTTGTAGGTACATCAACAGCAGTAAATGTTGTTCCTGCGGCTGCGTTACCCCAATTGGTTCCAGAAGTGTTATGATCCATCCAAAATACGTAACTAGATTTGTTACTAATTACACTTGGATAGTAGTTAACATCTCCTTGTGGTGATTTTGCGTCTGAAGCTTTTGATAATTTAGAATAAGATTCTAAAACCGTTCCAGGTACTCCTGAAACTCCTCCGTCTTCATCTATTACAACTACGTGTATTTCATCGCCAGAACCTGATCTTGTAGAAGTCCAAGCAGAAGTTCCTGGAGCGCCATCAACTTGATCTGCGTATCTCCATTTTCTTTTGATTCTTGCGTTATCTACAACAGCAGTTATTAAACCGCCTTCGCCTCTAGGATGTTGTACAATTGTTACGACCGTTGAAGTAAGGTTAGTTACTCTATATTTTTCACCAGTAGTAAAATCTACACCTGAAGCAGTTGAAGAAAACTCAATAACGTCTCCGATATTAAGGTAACTTGTTGCGTCTGAGTCAACCGTTATTGTAGTTGCACCAACAGAAGCGCCTCCATCTACTTGTTGAGATGTAGTTGTTGTTTGTTCAAATGCGTTAGCACTTGGACAAGTTGCTACTGAAAGACTATTACCCCAAGCACCTGCTGATCTAGCAGCAAAAGTACCTACTGAACCTTGTCCAGTTGAGTAATTATCTTCGTAGTCTTGTTTATTTTTTACAAGCAAACCAGAGCCACCAGCGGTAGCGTTGACTAAACTTGTTTGGGTAGCTCGTACTACTCTTAATGAGTTAGAATATTGTAAGAAGTTAGCAGCGCTGAAAAAATACTCAAAGTTTGTACTATCAGGTTTACCAAACGTATCTACAAGTTCTTGTTCACTAGAAATAGAAACTATCTCATCTAACGGACCTTTGCTGAATTGTCCAGCAACTGCACCGATTGAAGTTGATACTGCAGGAATGATTCTTGTTAAATCTCTTTCCTGTACGAGAACACCAGGTGATACTTGAAATGCCATAAGTTATTCTCCTCTAATTAGCTAATTTAGTTGTCATTTTATTCAAAACTCGTATTATTCATACGCCCATAGTTAAATTTCATTCTTACTGATATTTATAATAAACACGAACCTAATGGTTTTTACGCACCACAGGTATCCATCTATCTCCATATTCGTCTATTGTTTCTTCATTTTCTTCAGTATTAACACCGTCATCTACAAAACCAAACGGTGCCATATCTTGTTCTATTAAATTTTGTTGTTCAGCATACATTTGCATACGAGCATTTTGATTAGTCAATTCTTTGAAGTATCCTTGGTTTGATACCCAACCAAAGATAACTAAGCACATCATCAAATCATCATTGCTACCGTCCTCAGCCTGCCAGGATTGACCTCTTTTAGCAAAAGTTGACATTTCCTCTATGATTTTGAAAGAGTTAATAATTAACTTATCTCCTTCAATTAATGTCTTTAAATTGGCACATCCTACTCGTTTAATCTGTTTTGTCATACGAACACCTAGAGATGAACCACGACCACTATACATAGCACCTAATATTTGACCAGCACGACCTTTTTGAGTACACATTAATACATTAGGATATTCTATCTCATATTGTAGTGCTTCTGCTATTTGTTGACCTATATCGTTTACTTCAGTTAATATGTGTGCTTGATTATATCTTTTTGCAATTTCAGATATAATATTAGGAAATACAAAAGGTTTTACCTCATTATTTTTATATATTGCAACTACTCTAAATGGCATTTTAGTTACATCAAATACAACAAACGCCGAGTAATCTTTATCTACACCTCTTGCGACATCTACGGTTACAACATATGTACGACCTTTAATAGGTTCTTCAAATTGTTCTACACTTTGTTTTGATCTTTTAGGTGTATCATAAACTAGAGATTTAATTTTAGAAGGACTAATAAGTGTATTAACAGAACCTAAAAACTCACACTCAAACTCTTGTTGAAATTGCTCAGGTGATGTATTTCTAATTGTTTGTTCTTTCCACTCATCATCTCTACCTGGTACCTCTGACCAATGTACATCAATAGGTATGTAATCGTTTCTTTTCTTTATTGCGTCTATCCATAGTTTATAAAATTGATTCATACCATAAGGTGTTGATACTATAATCATTTTTGTTTTTTGTCCTGAAGATATTGTAGGATAAACGGAACTAAAAAACATTTCAGCAATGTTTGTAGGTACGAAAGCAAACTCATCAAGGAATATTATATTATATGAACCACCCCTAATAGCACTTGAAGATGTAGCAGCGGCAACAATAGTTGATTTGTTTTCTAATTCTATATTACCTTTGTTCCAATTGATAACACCTTGTTGCATCCATTTTGGTAAATTTTCATATGCAAGTTGAAGTCTTCCTAATATATCTCTAGCAGTAGAAGATTTATTGGCAAGTATAGCAACATTTGTATTTGGATTAAACATTGCATAGTGCATTAGATAAGCAACCGTTGTAGTTGATTTACCTGATTGTCTAGGTAGTTTGCAAATTGTAAATCTGTTATTATGAATAGTATTAACTATCTTCTTTTGAAAGTCATACATTTTAAAAGGAACAAGTCCTTCATCTAAGGAAACAATTTGCATATAGGTTTCCATAAAATATATAGGATCATTAGCACACTTTTGATATTCTACTATTTGTTCTTTAGTAAAACTAACTGGTGTGTTAACTTTCTTTAAATTAGGGTTACCTAAATATGCGTCTGTTATTGCCATTAAAAATGTTGATTATCTATTACGTTTGTGCCTTTAGCATTTCTAGGATCATCTTCCCAAAGTGATTTTTCATATCCAAACCAACCTGTTATAATATATTTCTCGTGTGTTTTAGATATTTGTCCACTATGAGTATGTGTAAAATCTGTTGGCCAAATTAAAGTTAAACCTTTTTTACAAGGTGCTGTTATATTTTGATATTTGAAATGTGTACCTGCGTCAGGTGTATCTGTCAAATATGTCATCCATACAAGACAACGATTTTCATTTTTAGATGTTCTTTCACAATGTTCAGCAAAATAACCTGCACCAGGTTTATAATATTGTATATTAGCACCTTCATTCATTCCCCAAGGATTAAAATTTTTTACTTCAGGATATTTTTTTTCGTATAATCCAGCACATTGTTTTAACATTTTTTTATATTCCATAAACGCTGGGTCTGTATAATCAGGATGTATTCCAAGATCAATAGAGTCTTTGTTTTCTTTATTAACATTATATGGACCACCAATAACACCTTCTTTATGAAGTTGTGAATTTTTTTGAAATAAATCTATAAGAGCAGAACATACATTTGGATTTATATACCAACCTCCTATAAAACTTTCTAATGGAAACTTATGTTCTTCAAGCATTTAATTCCTCCAATTGTTTTTTTAATTTAGCTATTTTTTTTGCTTTTTCTTCTTCAGGAGATATGGGTTTAAAACCAGGAAGTCTTTTTAAGTAATATAAAGTACCTCCTCGTATGTTAGCACTTGCCCAAACGGTATATCCTAATTTTTTTCTAAATTCTAAATCAAATTGATCTTGTGGAAATGAATATGAATAATTAACTTCAAATTTATCTTCAATTATTTCTTTAAATTTGTTATCTAATGCTATAGCGACTTCTTCATTATCTGCGTATAAATTACCATCCATAATATCTTTTAATTCACTTTGAAAATCATTGGCGTGATAATTTGAGGAATGATAATGTATGCCAACTAATCTATTACCATTAAAAGCACCTAACCAACGAATAGTACCTATTTTAAATTTATAAAATATAGGTCCTTTTACTACTTGACCCTCTTTGTTTTTTAATTGTATGCTATGATTTAATTCTAATTCTAGTCTTTGTAATTCATTTGTGATTTTGTTATCGTCAAAACCTATTTCTTTTAGATAACTCTTTGCTATGAGTAAATCAATTTCTCTAACTTCAATCATTTAAAACTCCTTATTATTACTTATAAGAGTTTTAAAAGTGTTATTTGGGTGTGATGTCTTTACCTTCAAATTTTTCATTTTCACTTTTCCTCTCACTATTTGTTTCAATAGTTTTTTTATTTAACATCTTTTGTAGTTCAGTTGTTGAACCTACAAATAAAGCATTTTTTATATTGGCATTTGTTTTATTAGGTACTTCTTTTAAGTCTTTTAATTTTTTCTGTAA